GTAAGAAACCCGGTCAGATTGCTGAAGGATTCAGGCATTGAAAAGTCCTCAAAAGTGCCTTCGATCTCTTCATCAAGATATTCGCCGTCAGCATCGAACTTTGACAGAATACCGCCGTCAGTATTGCAGTCATAAAAGATCAATGTCTGCCTTCCGGCATCCGAAGTCGGATCATCGTTCGTGATCTGCATTTCAAAATACACATCAGCCCCGGTGTTCTTGTAGTCAAGTAACGCCTGACGCATAACCGACTGATTATAGTGCGCCGTTCCGCTGAAAGTTCCTTCCATACCGCATGACTTATGACCAACCATGATTGCACCCAAACGGGGAACACTCGCCTTGGTCTTTTCAACCTTGACTTCCATGTCGATCATCTGCATGAAATTGTATCTGCGTGTGCCAATCGTGATATAGCATTCAGCAAGTTTTGCTGCAATGGTATCACGGGCTTTCATCATAACATTTGACATCTTCATTCACCCCTTTCCTTTACTGAACAACAACGGTCATATACAACTTCGACATTGCATTGACAACCGTGATGACAGAATTGACAAGAACCGCCTTTTTCGTGTCACCCTGTTCAATGGTCACATCGGAATCTGCGAAGTTCTCAATCGCTCCCAAATCCTGAAGCTGCTGACGAAGTTTCACAAGGTCAGACCAAAGGGATGTGCGCCCGGATGCATTGTTCGGTACAACTCCAAGATACTTGGTGTTGAAAAGAACCGCATCATCGTTTCCGATCTGATCAATCACACGGATTGTCTGATTGTCCTTGAAAACATCCCCACAATCATCAGTGGTTGTGACCATTGTGTTGATGTCCTCTAATACACGGACATCCGCATTGACCTGATGAAGCATGAACTTCCCGGCTTTGATTGCAGCTTTCAACTGTGTCTGTGTGTAGTTCACATCAACAGTGTATTCGCCGTTATACTTCTTATTCTGAACCGACTTGTTGACTTCACATCCGGCTTCCTGACCAGTTACCCAATAAACAAGTTCAGCACCCGTTGCACCTGTGTCTGTGACCGCATTTTCAACGGAAATCACACCCATGTAGTCAGGAGTTGTGTACTTGTAAAGTACCAACTGGAACTTGATACCCATATCGTCACGAAGTCTTTTCACGAATGCAGTATAAAGTGCCTTGATCGTTGCTTCAATGGTTACAACGCCCATGGTGTTGTAGGTATAGGATTCGATCTTGTCGAGATATGCCTGATGATTCGTCCCTGTCACGGTTGCATTTGTTCCACCCGTCAAAGGTGTTGCAGCGGTGACGGCAAGTGTTGCATCGGGTTTGAAGTCAACAAAATCATTGTTGACAAGTCCGGCTGCATCCACAACGCCCTTCTGTTCGTCAACCGTTACCGTTCCAAGAATAGTGGTGACATCGAACTTGTCACTGTCATCCACATTTGCAGCAATCTTGATCTTGATGTCGTTGCCCCTTGTTCCGGCATATTTTGCAGTTGCAAAGGTGTTTGCTGCTTTAGCACCACCGCCGTTCAGACGGTAAATGTATGCAGTCTTTGCACCAAGGAACAGATCACGAAGTCCTTTCAGTTTGGGATCATCATACGAATACCCAAGGATCTTCAGACTGTTCTTCTGAAAATCTTCATTTGTCAGTTCAAAGACTTCATCCGTTGCACCCCAATCAAGTTCAAGGGGCATTGTCGCAATACCTCTGTCAGAAAGTGCAGCGGATGCACTTGCAGCACTGACAAAATTGATGTATGCGCCGGGAAGTTCTTTGTTCTGTACTGACCAACTACCACCACCTAATGCCATATTTATTCACCTTTCCTTTCTTCACCAGTCATGAAGGACTGGATTATTGTTTCAACTTCTTCCTTGGTGTATTCTTTGGAATCATCCAAAAGGGCATTCACCGCATCCCTTCTTTCCTGATACTGTTCGGATGCAAGGAACTGTTCTTTTGTGAACCTTAATTCCTTGACTTCCTCAACAACTGCATCAGGCTTTTCAACTGATTTTTTTGCAGCCATTTTTCACCGTTCCTTTCTGTCATTCTGTTGGGATCGTTACGGATTCCATTGTTTCCATTGCATCATTGCTTTCTGCTTTGTTCATGAAGCAGTTATAATCAACCATGAAATTCAACACGCCGTTTGCAATTTCAAAGTGCATTTCACCGCCCCTGATAGGTTTTGATTCGTCTGCTTCAGCATCCGCATCATAAAGCGTTATATATTCAAGGCAACCATAAAGCCGTTCAGCCACATCATGACATTCCCGGTGATAATCGTGATCCTTCGGGAAATACTGGATCACAAAATGGTTTTGCCTGAAATAACGCCGATTCAGAAACAGTTCATGCGAAGGGTTCAAGCATTGAACGAAAAAACAGGGTTCTTCAAGCCCCTGTTCGATAGATTCCATATAACACTTGTAACCTTCACCAAATTCAGCAAATATTGCCGTGCTGATTGCTTCTATGATCTGATTCAACATCACTTCATCACCCCTTGCAGATATTTCTTGATCTTTCTTTCAAGCACTTGGGGGGCAATGCTCCGAAGTTCGTTTTCTGAAATCGTCATCATGAATTGACCTTTGACCCAACCTTTATGGTTCGGGGTTCTATGCCCGTATTCCACATATGCAGCATATTCAACCGGGTTCACAATCTCAATGACATATGTGCCACCAAAATGATTCACCTTCAATGATTCCGCATAGTTGGCTGCATCAACTCTTTTCTGACCCGTCCAACCTCTCCGAAGTGTACCGCCCTTTTTGCCTGATCCTGACGGGTATTCCCCGACAGGCGTTCTTTTGATGACCTTTGCAAGCAGCCTTGCAGCAAGTTCTTTTGCACACGCTTCCACAAAGGCATCAGGGTCTTGCAACTTCTGCAATTCTTCCTGAAACTTTTTCAATTCCCTGATGTTCAGGTTTCCATACTTTCCCATTATGACCACCGTTCAAACAGTTCAAGAATGATTTCTTGGTGGGTGTCATAGACTGCCGGAACACCGCTATGTGTATAATCCCCGGTTGTCCCTGATTGAACCACCGTGATCTTTGAACCCGGTTTGATTGTGACATCAGGTGCAATAAACAATTTTGTGATTTGCGTGATCTCTGCTGCTGATCCGCTTTGATTTGCAGCCGTTATTGTTTCAAAGGACAGGTGACAAGCCTGATCCTGAATGACAACCACATCCCTATGCGTTGTCAGGTGTGACCTTTCATCCGTTACTTCTTGACGCTCCGTGACGGTGCATAATCCGTCATAATGTGCTGCTTCAAATGCAGCCCTTGCCCTTGCACGGGCTTTCTGTACGGTGTTACTTGTTACCATCTTAAACGCCTAAACGAATTAAATTCGTCCTTTCCATAGGATAGAAGATAGTTGATGAAGGTGGTCAACCTTTGTTCAGGGGTCTTTGAACCGTCACCGATTGCAAAAACCGTGTTGGTGTCCCCTGTCTGAATCTGTTTCACTGCTGCATCAAGGTCAAATCCCGATAGGTCATCGGGTGCAAATGTCATCTTTCCGTTCAGGAACTCACCACAAGCCATGTCAATAGCAATGTGAACAAGTCCTTCAGGAACTTCTACCCAGTTAATTTCATTTTTGATCGTGCTTCTGACTTTGCCAACAACAAAGGTCAAGGACGCTTCATCAGCATCCTTGACCGTGTAACCAAGTGAAGCAAGACGGGCTTTCACGCTTTCCACATCAAATGTCATTGCATTCACCCAACCTTTCCCGGCTTAACCTCTTGAAATGATCCTTGCAATAGCGATTGCCTTGTGATTGATGTAGCTGCGATCAGCAGCATTCTGTTCACCAGTATGCACAAGAACCCAGTTAGCACCGTTTTCAAGTTCCGCATCAGTAGGTGAATTTGTTGCCTGACTGACTTTTTCATAAGAAATGCCAAAAGGTGCGAACACTTTACGCTGACGAACATACAGTGTATCTTCACCGCCGTTGTGCTTTGCATCCCTTGCCATTTCATAAGGAACTTTTGCGCCGATGTCCTCAAAACTGATCACGCCCATACCAAGTACATATGTGATGTAGTTGGTATCAAAGGATGTTCCTTCATAGTATGTGCCAATGTCAGAAACATCCGGCTCTGCAACAGGGGTGTAAACATAGTTAGGGGAAGAACCGCTTCTTGTGTAGTAGGTCTTTCCGGCAACAAGTGCAACATCAGAAGTCTTTGCATATGCGTTGGGGGTTTCAAAAGTCGGCATTTCGTCATCAATGACAACCAACTTTCCGTTCCATGTTCCAAGGTCAAGATCACGCTGAACACCGTCTTTGTCGGTGTACTTCAGATGTTCAAGAAGGTTCAGGTTTTCAAGCCCGGTGGAAACATCGGAATGCATGAAAACAAGGGCGAACTTCTTCTTGTTTGCACCACACGCCTTGTTTGTTGCTGTGTTCAGGGTAGTTGCACCAACTGTCTTGGTGGTTTCCCCGGTAATGTCAAGGGTGTGCTTCTGTACAAACTCAACGGACTTTGTATCACCGCTCATGCTGAAGATACCCTTCAGAACTGCAAGGATTGTGTCCTGATCAAGACCGTCCTTGTATTCGGCAACCTGATCAGCGATATTCTGCATGAAGTCAACGCCACCTGTGATGTCATAGCTGAAATCACGCTCAACAAAACCCTTTGCACGACCAACCACAACAACACCCTGTTCAAAGGTCTTTGTGCTGCTTGCGGTGATGTCGGTCTGACCGTCATAGTTGACTGCATCACCTTCAAGAAGTCCACGCATAGCAATTCTTGCGTAACCCGTGCCGTTCTGTGAAGAAAATGCATCACGGATGTCAGGGTTTCCGGCAAGTGCCTTTGACTTCTTGATCTCGTTCATCTTCAGGTTGGGAACACGCCCCACCATGTACTTGAATGCTTCCGCATTGAAACTTTTTGAATCAAACTTTGTATTCGGCATTATTTTCACCTATCCTTTCTTTTGTGAACTATTCAAGTGTGGCGTTGGGGTTCTGCTCCAAATACGCACACAATTCATCATAGTTCATTTTGCTTGTGTCAATTTCCGCTCCGGGCTTCTGTTCAGAAGATGCACCGGGCTGAAATCCTTTGAAGGTCTGTTTCTGCTGACCGCCCTGTTCCTGAACCTCAAACAAGAACTTTGTGCCTTCATCCGCAACCAACTTGTCAATCTGTTCTTTCAGACCCTTGATTGAACCGTCTTTGTCAATCTTGGCATCCGTCAGATCAAGCAATGCACGGACTGCTTTGATGTTCTTTGCTCCGGCTTCAGTCAGTGCCTTTTCAACTGCACTGTCAACCTTCATCTGTGTGATCTCTGCTGCATGGGCTTCATCCTTGGCTTTGTTTTCAGCCTGAAGGGTTTCAATCTGCTTCTGCAAATCCTCATTATCCCCGGCTGACTTCTTCAGTCCTTCGATCTGTTTATCACGGTCTTTGACCTGACCCTTCAGGGCTTCAATTTCAGTCTGAAGGGATGCAGTTTCAGCGGATGCAACTGACTTTGCATTCTCAATGTCTGCACCATTGATCTTGATGACTGAATCAACCTGTTCCTTGGTAAGTCCTAACGCTTCAAGTTCACTTCTTTTCATATCTTTTATCCTCACTTTCAATTACATTTTTGTACGGGGTCATTCCCACAATGATTGTTTGGTTGTGTCGGTTTTACGCCTTGACACACTCGGCAAATGTCTATGTGTTAAGTTGTTTTAACAACAAGGACTTCTAATCACTCCAATCACCTTCTTTCTGTAAAGAAGTCTTAACTTCAAGGGCAAAAGAAAAGCACCCGTCAGGTGCTAATCAATAAACATTACCATTTTCCAACTGACCATAATATTTCTTTTTCTGTTCATCCGTCAATGGAATCCCTGTTTTCAAAGACTGTTTAGCAGCTTCCAAAAGACCCTTCCAATCAACAGATTCAAAATCCCATGCAGAAAGCAACTGATCACCAAACTTTTCTTCATAGGCATCAAGGATTTCTTTGTCTGTCATGGTATATTCACCCCTTTTTCTTGTAAGATTTCCAAAAACAAATCATATGACTTCGGGAAATAGTGCTTGATCTGATCCACACTGTCAGGATTCATCATTGTAGCACTGAACATTTCCGCAAATCCTTCTGTTCCTAAAGAAACCTTTTTCCAATAGTTCCTATCCTGATTTGTATGACCATAATGCGCTAAACAGTTACCGTTTGAAACGCCGTCAAACATATCTGATATATCCGTACACGCTTCAATAGGCTTTGACCGAATTTCATCACGCAATTTGCGCCACGCATCAATTTTTCTAACAGTGGTTGCCCTTTGTCCGGCTGCTCTTGCGTCTGCTCTCATCTGTTGGAAGATACTGTCAAAATAATCATCACCTTCAGCCTTCATCATTTCAGTCAATGTATAACCGATTGGTTGACCGGGCTTCAGGAACTTTTTGCTTCTGTAAACATCGGCAATATCAGAAAACATACTTCCTGTTTCATCCTGTGCCATAAGTGATGAAATATTATGACCAAATTCATGAAAAGCAGTATAATATGGCTTTTTGGCTTGCACCCATTGAATATTGCCTTGTGCATCAAGAACGGGTGCTTTCTGACCTTGGGAAACCTTGTCAATATCAATGGTGATTCCCTTGGTATAACTGCAAAAAGCCTTGCCACCCGACTTTGCATCAACCACATTCAAACGATCAACATAATTGTTCCAAGTTTCCCTGACTTCATCCGGGGCATTTTCAACAATCTGTTGCATTGCTGCTGCATGGTTCTGACCTAACTGGTTTTGATCTCCAAGCGTCCCCATTGAAGCCTGTGATGCTTGCGGTGCAGTTGTGTTGTTCGCACCTTTTATTGTATCATCAGGTTCAACTTCGTTCAATCCTGACTTATCACCACCGTCAACAAATTTTTCTTTCCACTGCTTATAGGTCATATCAGCCGGAACATGATATGTCTTTCCGTCCTCACCCCTTGCAGCTCTTTCACCAACTGAACCAAAGTCATCTTCAAAATATGGAACAGTGGTTGTTCTGCAATGCACATGAAAAGGCGGTGCGGTGACACCAACTTCCCATTGCGACATAGGAAAATGCTTTCCGTCCATATCCTGACAGATTTCAGAAGTGTGTGAATCCAAGGTTGCGACAATCTCAAATTCTTCAACATCCAGTTCATTGAAACAGTCTTTTTGTGCAGCACTGGAGAAGAATGCTTCTTCCGTCATGACAAGCCTTCCGGCATTTGCCTTTGATGTGTTCATCTTTTTGGCAATCGCATCAATGGCTTTCTGTGGGTCTTGACCAAGCACAATATTCTGTGTCAGGGTTTGGTTCAGTTCATTCACCAACTTCTGACGATTTCCCCATACACGGGAAGAAAAATTTGCACCGTCAGCAGCCCACGGTTTATTGATGACCTTGCTGATCGTCTTGTCATCCAGTGTGGCAAAATCCCAACCAACACCCACGCCCCTTTGAATTTCATAGGCGGTGCGGTAATACCCGGACTTGTAAACTTCACGCATGGTCTGATCCAGTGTGTCAAGCTGATCCCCAAACATCACTTCAAGGGATTGTTGGGTTTGCAGTTTCAGG